TATCATTGGGATTAAGCGCTCTCAATGCAACGGGCGCTAGAGCAGCAACTAGTGCAGCCCATAGATCTTTTGGATCTGTTACGCCAGCCATATAAAGTGCAATTACTGAACCAAGAACGGATCGTCCATATGATGCTAGCATTGCCTTTGTCTTATCATTTAGTAAGTTATTCATTATTCCTCCTAGGATATAATTCGTGTTAGTGTTGTAAAACCAATCCATAAACCAATAATTCCTGCGACTCCCGCAAAAACTGGTGGTGCTGGTACTGGCAATTTGAATGCAGCAAACACGATACCGCATCCAAAACCTGTTAGTGTTGATAGTAAAACATCTTTCATATTATTTTTCTTCCATAGTTGGTGGCAATAATGATAAAAGTTTGTCGGAGTAATCATTGAGACCCCTGTTTTTAAGTTCTTCTGATACTTCTTTAATAGTTTTTTGTGACGTTTCAATATACTCAAAAGCCCAATTTCTTGAATCAGAAAGAAATTTAATAAAATTTTCCTTATGTATTGAATCATCTGAGATTCCAGTATCATCTTTTATTTTAGATGTTAATTCTTCAAGCGCTGCATTTTTTATAAAAAGTTCGGCCATTAAAATATTAGACTTGTTTAGTCTATTGAGAGTAGCCCAATACGCTATAGAAAAAGAAAGGGATAGAGTAGCAAAAAATATTACAAGCATCATTTCCATACTAACTATTGTACTCTATCTCTAATGGCATGGGTTGCCCAATAATATAAACACTTATCACAGCAAGGTTTATTATTTTTATTTTTTGTATCAATATAAAATTCAGCATAAAAATCTGGATCTTTGCGATATAGGTTAGCCCTATGAGTAATGTTAATTCTATCTATATGTGGACCAGAAGAGTTAGCCCAGAAGGGCTTATTAGTGCCCCATATAGGGCCACAAAGGGTTTCTAGGGCTTCTATGTTAGACTCGTTCTTGTCTGTCTTTATACCCCTTGATTTAGCCTCTGTAATCATGGTTTTAGCATAAGTTCTCAGTGAGTACTCTGCATTTTTCCACATTAATACTGCAGGATGATTTCTCCATGCCCCCGAAGGTGACTGACCAGACAACACCTTAAGTATTTGGTAGGCTTCAAGTATTTGCTTATTTAAACGTTTATTGTCTAAGGACTTTGCAGATTCTGCATAATTTTGAAATGGTAAAAATGTTTGCATTAATCTTCTTCTATATTAAAAATATCTAAGTTAGACATTTTTTTAAAATTAGAGGCTGCCCAAAGAGATATGGCAGTTAAGAAAGATAATATTATTAATACCAATACCTTTGTTTTCTTTTTCATATTGCTATCATTGCTCCACATCTTGTACATGCATTATAAGATTTTTCAGTAAAAGGGCACGATCCAGCACTGACTATTTCATGATTTTTAAATATACAGGTAATAATTTTAAACAATTGCTTTATCATTTAATTGCCTCCCTAGTTACTAGAACAACTGCTCCACAATCTTCTAGTGCTTTTTTAAGTTTTATAACATATTGAAGTGCTGATATTTTATCATCATGCCCCATATATAAAAACTTTTTTTCATCTAATTTTATCGTAAGAAAGTGGTCATTGTCAATAATTTGCACCCCAAAACCTTTTGGAGAAGAAATAGAGTGAACTATTTTACGCATATAATCTGTATACATTATCTATATTCTTTTTTAAACCAATAATTATTTTTATAAGATCTTTTTATTTTTGAAAAATATTTTCTTTCTGCTACACTATGTTGTATTTCATTATATTTATCAATTTCTCTATCCCAACTGTCTCTTTTAACTGGAATTATTTGTGTAATTGGGGTCCCTTTTTCTATAATGCCATAAAAATTTTTTTTAATAAAAAATGGAAAATGAACTGCTAAATCATATAAATCGCAGTCAACTATACCAGTAATTGTTTGAAAAGGTAAATCAAACCTATTTATAGGATTTAAAAATAACAAAGAATAATTTTTTGGTAATTTTAAAATTAAATCATTATGCCATTTATATACAAAAGGAAAATAACCGTCTGGAACTGGTAAACCTTCCCATTGATTATTATCATGTGTTGTAATTATAGTATTTTTAGTTCTCCATAAAATATGTGGACAATCGTTTTGATTAATTACTTCTATATCTGCAGACAAATAAATAATATATCCTGCAGTAAGTGCATCATAAAATGGAGTACATTTTTTGTAAGTTGATGTTGTTACACTTGGATTATGTTTTAACAAAGAAGTTTTTTGATTTTCAATTGTTAAATTAGATTTTCTATACCATTCAGGTATAAAATCACTTGCTGGAGAAATATTCACAAAACTTTCATCTAACTCTAATGCTGGTATTATTTTTATTTTTTTACTCATATCTACCCCATTGTATATAGTTCCAACCACGCTCATGGAAGTAATAAAGAATTGTTTTTGTAAATACCTCAAAACTTGCAATAGCACCTGCTGTTACTGGCTCTTTGGTTATGGCCCAAGAGATAACAAAGGTATCTGCTGTTCCAATGACACGCCATGTAATTGCTTTTAGTGCTGATCTTTGTTTGGTTACATTCATGACGGCCACTCAATATTGTTTGGCTTAGTTATAAAGTTCCATACCTTAGATACCCATCTCTTTACGTTTTTGCGTAGCCGAAATAGCATGAATGTCTGCCCCCAAATCTACTTGCTCAATCTTATATCCAACATCACGACCATATACAATGTTGGTAATGTTAGGCATTTTAATTACCATTGCTTTATCCATATATGAATCTTTTGATATATATTCTTTTACCTCATCAAAGGTAAGAGGATCTTTTTCTGTTGTTCCATGTGTATTTCTAACACCAACCATTACTTGCTCTGTACGATTTTGTGCTTCTTTATAAAGTGCATGATGTCCTTCATGCCATGGTTGATAACGACCAAGCATTAGTGTAGTTGGTTTACTCCAGTCATGAAGACCAAAGCCTTCGGTAATAATATTAATTCTTTCTTCCATTGGAATTGTTTTATCAAAACACATATCAAAAGTTTCTGGATATTGAAACATTTTATCTGTATCTGGATATTTACTTTTTTCAAATGTATTCATCCAAATCAGCCTATCTGGTTTTCCAAAAGCATTTCTTGTTTCTTTTGTAGGATTAACAAAATCTACAACAATATGATGTCCTTGATTTGAAAGAAGTCTAGAAATTGCTCCTAAACGACGAGCCTGCTCAATTCTATCTTCTGTTGTAAATCCTAAATCTTTGCTTAAGTCAGATCTTACTTCATCAGCATTAAGATGAATTGCATTAATTTTTTTTGCTAACTCTTTTGCTAATGTTGTTTTACCAGATCCTGGTAAACCTATAATTTGTATAATCATTTTATTACCCTTCCATTGTTAACGATTGCCATGTTTCAGACCAATCTTTTTTAGTTTTATGCTTATTAAACTCTCTTGAAATTTCTCCACCCTCTAAGTATATACCACCCCATACACCCCATTCTTTTCCAGAAACACCATTGGCAAAACATATTTTTTTTACTGGGCACTGCTTACAAAGCGCATCAATTTTTTTAGATACTTCGTTAACATTATCTTCATATTTATCAAAAAATAAGTCTGTATCCATCCCTAAACATACGGCTTGATCTTTCCATAAGTGCTGTTTCAAGATTAATCCCTATACTTATTTGGTATATCCCAGCCAATACGAGAAGGACTGTAAGTTCTATGTAAATACCATTTATTTTTTACTCTAATTCCTAATGGCGAAGTTCTTGCTATTTCTGATTCTTTTAAATCAATAACATCCCAGCCACTCCAAATTAAATTCTCATTTTTGTTTACAATTTTTTCCATAGTATTCAAACTTTTAATAATCATTTTTTCTCCTAATATCTAAAAAGACCAACATCAATATTATTTGCTTCTGCGGTTAAAACCAATTTTGATTTTGGTTCTTTTGGATTACTTAAAAAAGCAAAGTAGTTAACTTGATTCATATTATCATTTAGCCAAGCAGGTGCCACATTATAAAATTTAATTTTTTTGCCTCTTGCTTTCATGCCACGTTCTGACAAATTAGAAAATTCTGAAACAAAATTATTTATTTTTAATGGCCCAGCAGAATAAATAATAAACTCATCATCCTGATCTTTCATTTCAGAAAGGGCAACCCCCATAGCACGTAAGAATACGTTATATGCGTTAAACTCTTTGGTTCCCTGTACTGCCACTATCATTTGGACCTACCCCTTGTTTTAAGTCATCAAGTATTGACAACATCTTATCTAACTCTTTTGTTGACATATTTTCAATATCTAATGGTTTTATTGTTTCTTCATCTACTCTGCCATTTATGGCATTAGCAGTATAAAAAACATTATTTAATATCCAATATGCTTTTCCTTCTGTTATTACTACCTTTAGCATATTTTTTTGAATATGTTTTTCAGATTGTGTTATAACTTTAGGTTTATCAAACACTTGTTTTGGAACAATGTTTTTGGTTATTTCATAAATATAACTTTGTCTATACTTATGTTTTCCTAAAAACATCATTCGTTTTTTGTTTGATATTTTAATTATAGACCAAGAAGCAATCAATGTCAAGCCTATAACTAACAAATATTCCATTTATTTAGTTTTTTTCTCTGGTTGTTTATTTAAAGTTAAAATCATTGAGTTAAGTTTATTAATCTCAAGTTGTAACTTTAATGACTCTAATTCTGTGTCAGATAGTTTTTGTTTATAAAATGTGATCAATTGAATTAATTCATTTTTTTCTAAATTATCCATATACCCCCCTACTTTCTTAAATCAAATGCAGTTCCCTGCCAAACCTTTTCTACCTGTTTCTTTTCTCTTTCAACAATAGCACGACTCCAGTCAAAACCTGCATCTCCGCCCCACGCATCCCACATAATGCGACCATTGGATGGAAATTCTGGACCATCGTAAAAACCTTTTCCTTTTTTATCTACTTCATGACGTGAGAAAAAAGAAAACATGCGTTTAACAGTACTTAAAGACATTGCTCTGCCAGCAACTATATCTGTTGCTCTACCCCAGCCTACAGGTGTGCCTGCTCCAGTAGCCTTGCCATCTTCTTTCCATTTTAAAGCACGTCTTGCAGCAGCCTTCATTCCTGCATTTGGGATATATGTATCAGCCATGATTAACCTTCTTTTGTGATTTATTTAGATATGGACCAAGATCTGCTTTAACTGTTCCGTCTTTTCTAAGACGAACAATTCTTCCATTCTTAATCTGCGTTGGATTAAATGCAGTTGCTTTTCTTTTTGGCATTATCTTATAAAATTCTTTGGATCTAATAAACCATCATCCCAGATAGTTTTAGTTATTGTTTTTTCTGATTTATATGTTCCACCACGACGCTTGTATTCTTGAACTACCCAAGAATTAGCAACTGCAGATGGATATACATCAAACTTATCTTTTGCTTCTTGAATAATACGTGCATATAATCTAGCATTTGATGGCTCACTTCCGCTACTGCGTGGCTTAATCATTTCACCATAGTTTGGCTTTTCTGCTTTGCCCATTTGTGCATCATACATTGCCATACCGATTTCGCTATCATATTCAGGAATTCCAGAACCATTTGATCCCATTTCAACAACTAAATCAACTGCTACTGATAATGATTCAATCTTAACAACTTCAGACATTCTTTGATAAACAACCTCTTCAGTTTCTTCCCAAGCATCATCTTCTTCTTCATATAGTCTTACAATAATTGGCTTATCATCTTCAGCATATTCTAATGCATACTCTGATCCTTCAAGTCCAAGCATTCCTGGATTTGTCATTACATACTCAACACGTCCAACTTGAATCTCTTCTTCTCCAGAAAACATAACAAAGTCACCCTCTGTGACCATTGATTTTTCTACTGATGTAATTGATTTACGAGCAGTACTTGCCCAGATAGCACGAGCCTGTGCTTGTGCACGAGCCTTTGTTGGATGACAACCGTGAACTGTTCCATCAGCACTTACGGTTGGGAATCCATCACATCCATAACTACCTCTTGCACCTGCACGATAACCACCTGCTGGCTTTCCGCCTCCGCCTACTGGCATAACAAACCTCCTAAGTTTCTATATTGATTATATCAGATTTTAGTTGTTGGGATGTTTACCAGACAACCTCTTGAGTTCTTCAATGGACCATTTTTCACGTTTATTTAGTTTAGATATTTCTGCTTCATCAAATGATTTTGAGGCTAGCGTAACTATTGGATCTTTAGATAAGAGGTCTATGTCCACATACCCTCTTTCCCATAAAGAAAGTATTTCGGAGTTTACAGAATTTATATGGTCTTCATATAATTCTGGCATCAATTCTTTAATTTTTGGAGTAAAGGCATATAACAATGATCCATCTTCAGAGTCAATCCCAGCGACTTCTAAGCCACCTTCAAGAATAAGTTTTTCAATTATTTTATCTTCTTCTTTATCCATTGATAAACTTTTCTATTTGTTCTTTGGTTTTTGCACCATTCATACGTCTGATTTCTTTACCATCTTCAATTAATATAAAAGTAGGTATTGCTTTAATTTCAAACTTCCTACAAAGTTCTCCATTGTCATCAGCATCTATAAATTGAATTTTAATTACATTGTCTCTATTAAATTCTTCAGCAATGGGTCTGGTGCGCTTACATGGATTGCACCACTCTGCTGTAAAATAAAGTATATGTTTCATTACTTGCCAGACTTTGCTCTAGCCTTTTTAAGTGCCTCAAAATCTTTAATCTTAGTTTCGCCAAGGTAGCCCCAAGCATATCCATCATTAATCATTTTATTATTTAATGATTCAGAATCACCATTAACATAAACCCAGCCAAGAATACGACCATACTTTTCAGACGAATCCATTTTTTCTGTACGAATAACTACAGACTTTGCATCCTTAAGTTGTTTCTTTAAATATTCTTTAGCCTCAATACCAAGAGCCTTTTCGGCCTTGTCTGTTGTGCGTGATTCTGGTGTATCAATTCCAGCAAGTCTGACACGAGATGAAAACAAAATATCAAACCCTAAATCAATAATTACATCAATGGTGTCCCCATCAACTACGTTCTTCACTTCTTTTACAAAATACTCATACATTATATTGCTCCCTAACCATTTTCTTTAGCCAATTTTTCACGCTCATCAATGATTGTAAGCATAAAAGCCATCATTTTAGCGTAGCCTTCTTTATTATCCATAATCTTGTTGTAGTGATGACCACAAAACATTAGGTCTCCAGTTAGGCCAGTAACTTTGACAAGGGCTTGTGCTGCACATGAATCACAGCGATCATTTGCACTTAAAAGCCATTCTTTTGGTTTAACACTTGGATGATCTTTAATTGCACTATTCATAATCATATTATACATCTACTTTCTGTTATCGGTGCTATAAAAGCCACGGCCATTAAAAATTATACCTGGAGAACTCCATACTCTTTGCATGGATTCATTACAACATATTGGATATTGCTCATCGCCAATTAATTTTTCAAATTCAATTTGTGCACTACAAACAGAACATTTGTAATCATATCTTGGCATAGTTGTTTTCTTTCTTAATAAATATAAAATTTTTATATTGTTTAAAAGTTTTATTTTCTCCAAAATATTTTGTTTCATCATTGCTCATTATTATTGATTCTGAAAAAGATATATCCATAAATCTAGACTTTGAAATACAACAACCCATCCTAACATTTTTTGTTATATTTTTTTTATCATATAAAACAAGACCATTATTTAAAAAAGTATCTTCCATAATCTTTTCTTGTTTTTCTGTTAAATCTGCAGATATTAAAAGTTTGCCATTATCTTTTAAAACTCTGAATGCCTCTTGTGCAAACTTTGACATTGGATCATAATAAAATATAGATTCAACAGAAGTTATGACGTCAACAGTGTTGTCATTTATTGGCAAATTTGTTGCTGAAGCAATAAAAAAATTAACCTTTTTTTCGTGTTTTTTTGCTACATCTATGTTAACTCTAGTTAAGTCAATTCCTATGCAATAATCAAAATTATAAAAATTTTTATAAAATGAAACTCCTCCGCCTTTACCACATCCAATATCAACTAAAACTTTTATATCATTATTATTTTTTATTTTTGCAAAGTCTAGCAGTTGTTTATATAAAGCAACTTGATATTTAAAATTTTTATATTTTGTATTTAATATAAAATTTTTTACTTCTATGTCATCAAATGGATAGCCATCATCATCAATTTCTGCATAGCCATCATTCATAAAAATTAAAGAGTCTGGATCTAAATAATTAAAATTTTTTATTTTTTCGTTTACTTTTAAATGATAAAAATCAGTATATTTATTTATAACTATTTCTTCATCTTTTGTAAAAAAAATCTGATCTTCATTATTTTTTATAATTTGATTTATTAAATTTGTCACAATATTAGTTTCTCCATTCATACATAATTAGTATATCAGAGTTTGGGCAGTTTTACAACATACCCAGGTTTTATTATTATTTTATTTTAATAACTTTTGGTTTCTTATCATCTGGAATAATGCGATCAATGTCAATGTGTAACATACCATCTTTCATTTCAGCACCAGTTACTTCCATATATTCACCAAGAGCAAATGTGCGGGTAAACTTACGACCAGCAATTCCTTTGTGAACAATTTCTGCATCTGATACCTCCGCAAGTTCTCCTTTGACAATTAATGTTCCATTATCTACGGACACATTGATATCATCTTTAGAGAATCCAGCAACTGCTAAAGACAACTTATATGTGTCTTCATCTAATTTAAAAATGTCATATGGCGGATATGCCTGACGAGTTGCTAGATTGTGTACTGCGTTTAAGCGGTCCAACTCTCTGTTGAAACCAATAAAAAATGGATCCTTAAAAAGATCCAGTGTAAATGAACTTACCATATTATATTCTCCTTTTCAGCGAGTTTCATTTTTGTACCCCCTTTTGGCAGGCACAATTCTATTATACCATTTGTTGAGCCTCCTGTAGGATTTGAACCTACGACAACCCGCTTACAAGGCGGGTACTCTACCCCTGAGTTAAGGAGGCAGTACCCCCAAGGGGAATTGAACCCCTGCTACCACCGTGAAAGGGTGATGTCCTAACCACTAGACGATGAGGGCATAGAGCGGATAGCGGGAATCGGACCCGCACATTAACCTTGGCAAGGTTACGCACTACCACTATGCAATATCCGCAACATTAATTTATTACTTTTTTATCCACTCATCTAAAAGTAGTAAAAGTCTATTAATTTTTGATTGTAGTAAAGTAAGATTTCTTTGCAAAAGTATAGATGATATTTCTTGCTCTGTTTTTCTTTCTTCAAAAACAACAGTTTCTTTGATAGTATTTGTATTATTTATAGTAGAACCAGATGCTACTGTATTAGAATTAATAGTTTGAGTTGCATCAACTTTTACAGAGCCAGTAGTAGTATCAATAAACTGTGCCTGCATAGATGTTATTGTTATTGTTGTTGTATTGTTTACATTTTGAGTTTGAATTTCTGGTACTGCAATAGTTTGAACAACAGTTTCATCTTTTTTTACAGTAAAAATACCATTATCTGAATATGTAACAACTTTATTTTCATCTGGCCTTGTCATTTGACCACTTGTTCCACTTGGATCATTTGTTTGTGGGTTAGCAGCAACTTGCAAAATAACACGATTACCTGCAAAAGTTCCACTACCGCAAACTGATGGTTGACAAACAATAACATTAATAACGTTATTTGCGTTATCTAACACTGCATAAGTTTGACAAGGATCTGATGCTGAACATTCTCCTGCATTTGCTACAACTGGAACTGAAATAAATACAAAAGATGAAGCAATTACTCCAAAAATTGTACCAATAACTTTACTTTTTATTTTCATTTTACCCCTTATTTTTTAAGATATCATCAATCTGATGACATGACAACACGGGTCGCCCCCTGCTTCCCACTCTTCTTGTTCTTCTTCTCCCATATATTCGTATCCACCATCATGGGTATTGCAGTAAGGTGGTGTTACCCAACCTCTTTCAATACCGTTTTCAAGCCAGATACCAAACTCTGTTTCTTCTGGAGATAAATCTTCCTTATATGAATGATTCATATTATAAGTATACCTTTAAATACTTACCACGTCAACTGGACCCATGCAGGTTGGACTAAATTTAATAGCAGCATTTACTGCTCCTACAACTCTTTTACGAGCATCTTTAGATTTTTCTGTAGCATGCAAATAACCATAAGCATATTCAGCCCCAGAACCCATTGCTAAATAATCTAAATTATATTTAGATAAAGACATATCAACTGCATTGTGTTCATATATTTGTCCTTTTATACAAACAATTAGACCAAGATCAGCCTCTTTACCAGTATCAACCCACCAATCATTATAAAAATTTTTTAGTTGTTTAATAAATTTAGTTTGCATAAATTTATCTGTGTCTTTTATATCTGGTACATAAGGATTAAAATTATAACGAATACGTTCTCCATCCAAAGATCCAGCATATCCAATTAAATATGGTCCAAGTTTCCAAACTTTTGGAGCGGTCAAAGAAAGTATAGTGTTATCATCTGAGGCACCACGTTCACCAGCCATATAGATTTTATTAGTTGCTGAATCACGAACAACGGCCAGAACAGTCATAAAAAATCCCCCTAGAATATACTATTTAAGTATACCAAACCCTTTTTACTTAGTCAAATACCTTTATTTAATGCTTTGGCCACACGCTGAGCATGTTTTAGGCTTACTAGCAGTCTTTTTAGCAGTACCCGCAGGGGTAGAGCCAAATTTAGGTCTACCAAATCCTACTATTGATATCATTTCGCCTTGTTTATTTTTCTTAAATGCACGAAGTTTCTTTGAAACCTGTCCGCCATTTCTTTGGCTTCCTTTTTTATCTGGGCTAGTATTTCCTTCAATGCACCAGACTGTTCCATCTTCATTGTCTTTTACAACAATTCCAACATGAGAAATTCTATCAACACCATCTGAAGGGAAATCAAAATAGGCTATATCCCCTGGCTCTGGGTCTGCTAAATCTCCATCAATCCATGACCCCGCTTTTTTAAATGCTTGTGCTCCACCTGGAGTATAAACAGTATTAGGAACCTTTACACCAGCCTCATTAGCGCACCAGTTTACAAAAGATCCGCACCATGGTTGAAAGTTAGCCTTTGTGTAAGCCCCGTACTTAGTTTCATTATCTTTAGGACCTTCAATGGTTCCTACCTCTGCTGTAGCAACTTCAATTAAACGTTCTGCTGTACCTTGTTCTGCCATTATTCTTTATCCCAATCTGTATCAACTGGTTGTGCTTCTGGCATTGCTCCATCTGGTTTTGCTGCCAAACGTGCTGCAGTTGCATCAATCTCTGCTTCTAGTTTTTTATCTGCTTGTGTATTCTTAGCATCCATTTCTTTATTGGCTAATTGTGCTGACATTACATCTTTTGCACCAGATTGACCAATTAATAAACCTGCAAGTGTTCCTGTAATAAATGTTGCAACTGAACCAAGTACATTAAAAAACATTTTATCATTTTCTGATTGTGCACCAATTGGTTGACTTACAAAAAGAAGACCATACAGAATTCCTACTGATGTAAGAAATAGGATTGATCCTAATGTAATACCTAAAATAAATTTTAATCTTGCATCTAAATCTTGTGGAGTTAATTTTTGTTTACTCATTTGTTGTTCCCCCTGTTGTATTTAAGTTTGAATCTCTATCTATTTTAATCATATCTTTTGTGCATGTTCCAGATGCCTCACAAATTGGAGGATTACATTCTGCCTTTTCCCAATTTTCTGGATTTTGGCATGGATATCTATAAAAACCCTGATAGCCACAGGATGTTAGTCCTAGGGCTAAAGTAGTTGATAATAGGAATATGCGTAGTTTTGACATACTCCTATTATAGCAAACTTATTAGTCTTCTTTACGAATACCAATGGTTGCAAACCATATGGCTACTGATGCCAGGGTTACGTACCCTACCACCGTCTTTGCGCTACCCTCTAAAACCACCCATGCTACAAAGAAGCCAAGAAATGTAAAGTTTTCATTGAGGATTGCCATACCCCATTCTTTTAACTTTTTCATTTTTATCTCCTTCTTCTAGGTGCAGTAGCAATAATTACCTGACCAGCAATAATTGTTACTACCACAATATCTTCTGCTTTTTCACGTTCTGGTATAGACATATCAGCACCTATATTAAGTAGGGCTTTACCCAACTCACATTTTTGCTCTTCTGTCAAACCTTCAATTGCTTCATCTGGATTAAAACAAGTAGCAACTGCACCCAACAATGCTGCTGGATTTTCTAAAACTAATAGGGCTGATGCTACCTCTGCCTCAATAACTACGGGATTACCATTAGCGTCTTCTCTTACCTCTACTGGTATTGTTGGTGGAAGATCACGATATTCAAGTCCCGCTGCCTGTATGGCTGCTGCTTCAACTGGTGCACCTTCTGCTGAAGTCACCAATACATCTGCAACCAAATCTTTTTCTGCCAAAGTAAATTTTCCATCTTCAGACAATGTTTCCGATAGATTAATAACTTCTGCTGTTGTTATTTCTCCATCTGAAGATAACATTTCTGTAATAAATTCTGCCTCTGATTCGGTTAATCCACCCTCAGATAATGTAGATGAAACTTCTGCAGCAACTTCTTTAGATATTTCTCCACCTTCAGCAATTGTTTCTAAAACTTCTGCAACTTCAGATGCATCTAAACCACTATCTGAAACTAAATCACTAACGATATCTTTTACTTCTTCTGCAGATAAGGTATCATTATCTTGTGTTATTTCTTCAAAAAAATCCTGATTTTCTTCAAGAATATTTTCTAGTTCATCGTTGGATGAAGGCTCATCAGATTCAGGTGTATCCGTTTCGGGAGATTCAGGCTCTTCGGAAGGCACTTCTTCAACAGGAATATCCTCAACAGGAACATCCTCAACAGGAACTTCTTCAACTGGAATTTCCTCAACAGGAATCTCTTCAACAGGAACATCTTCTATCACTGTATTATCCTCTTCAGTTGGAATGGTCTCGTCTGGTACAGTTTGTTGAGGAATATCAGGCACAGAAATAAAAACTGGTTGTGATGGAGCAACAACAACTGGTTCTGGTGCGGGTATAGAAACAATAACTTCTGCGTATTCACTTACAGGTCCAGACCAGTTAGCAACTCTAATAGAATATGTAGCACCTTCTGTTAAACCAGTCAACTCAATAGATTCTGGAGCGCCATCTGTATTATAGGTGCCACCTTCATATGGGTTTGCTGCATTTGGATCTTCAGTTACTACTTGATAAAACCAAGTATTTGCTGCATACCCAGTTGGAAGTTCTGGCGCTATAGTAACGGTAGTACCCTGAACAACTGTTTCTGAAATTACTGGAGCAGGAGTAGGAATGTGAGTGCTAATTGCTGTAGTTAGTTCTTGAGCATTTGTATTTAATTGTGTTTGTAAATTTGTTTTAGTAGATACCGCTGCATTTAATGTATTAGTTAATGAAGTAGTATCAATAGCATTTATTGCTGATGTGTTTGTGGTATTTTGAGCAACTACTGGTGTAAGGCTTGAATTTAATTGGACAATAGTTGCATTTGCTGCATCTACTGCTGCCTGTACTGTTGATGTATTTGGATCTACATACGGGGTAAATTCTGCACCTTGACTTACCTGCCCAGCAAATCCTGAACCTACATTTGTATCCTCAATAAGAGTGATGGCTCCATTAGTTGTTTCTCTATAATTAAATCTTGCTTGATTTGGTATTGGACCTACAGCGGTTACATTTGCTATCCATGCTCCATCGTTTGGATTAACATCAGCATTAAATCTAATTTGTACCATTTGTGTAGAGGCATCTTGTTGAGGATATGGTCTTAAGTCCCAAGCAATATCTAAACTTGTTCCAGTAGTTGAATATGTAATTCCTGTTCCTGTACTCCAAGTAGTCCAGTCCCATCCAGCAATAGATACTGAGGGGGCATCTGGAGTTTGGTAGTAGACCCATCCTTGATCTACACCAAATGTTATTGTTGCATTTGATCCAACATAAACATCATTATATAAAATTCCACCCATCTGCATTCCAAAAGGAAGATTCATTCTTACTCCAGCATCATCTACGCCAGCCAAAACATTTGTGGTTGTTCCAATAGTTGCTTGAAGATTATTAACTGCTGTTTGGGCATTATCAATAGCAATGTTTGCTTGAGTTAACTCTGTTTGAGCAGTTGTTCGTGCTGTTACTGCTTCAGTTTTTGCTGCAATAGCCTCAGATATTTGAACCTGTGCTGTTGATGTGTCAATGTTATTTATAGAAGTTTGGGCTGTAACAATAGTATCTTTAGCATCTTGAACTACCTGCGAACTTTGATCTACTTGTGTAACAGATAAGTCTATAGCACTAATTGTGGCTGTGGCTGTGTCTACTAAGGCTACGCTTGATTGTGCTACTACTACTGTGGCTGTTACTGTATCTACCGCTGCTTGAGCCTCTAGCCTTTCAGCAACTGCTACTGCTATGGTAGCGGTGGCTGTGTCTGTGGCTGCAATTGCCTGTTGAACCTCTGTAGTAGCCGTTGCAAGGGCTGTATTGACTGCTTCCTGGGCAGGACTAACCACTACCTGTTCTTGGTTATCATTAGCATAAGCCTCGTTAGGAGCCATAACACCAAAAATTGTTAGGCATAATCCCACCCCAAAGGCTAATATTAGTCTTCGTTTGAGATTTGTCAATTGAGTGGTGGTCTCCTATGTGTAATTATATAAGTAATTATACCATTTTATGCAAACAAAAAAGGGAGCCAAATTAATGACTCCCTTAGTTGTTGGATTAGTTTACTTCTTTAGAAGTGCAACCTTTGCCTTTGGATTCTTCTTGTTCCACTTTGTAGCAAGTGTGTTGTACTGTTTTACAAAAGCAGCACGATCAGCAATTGCTTTAGCCTTTTCAGCAGCAAGTTCTGCTTTAAGACTATCAAAGATTCCCTGCATTGCGGTAATCTGTGCAACCAATGTTGCAAGAGTAGCATTTGTGCTAGATGAAGAATTTGATACCTTTGCTGTTGCAGATACTGCTACCTGACCAGCAAGTGGCAATGATGTTCCACCTGTTGCAGAAATTGTTACAGTGTTTTCTGTCAATGGCATAAATACCTTGTATGACTTTACTGTTTCTGTATCAGTTGTAACTGATGTTGCTGTAAGAGCATCTGAACCTGAACCAAATGCATAAGTAGAAGAAATTCCACCTGTAGCAAATAGTGCTGAGTGTGTCTTTCCAGATACTGGAAGACCTGCTGCATCAAGAACTTGTACCTTGATAGTTGCTGCTTCACCTGGAAGATATGTTTCCTTATCAAATGTCAACTTAACAGTTGCTGCTGCTGCTTCTACACGAGTAGATACTGGAGCAGAAATAATTGTTCCTGTTGCATTTCTAATTGTAATTGCAGCACCACCAGCCTTAACGCCAGTAATTGTAAATAGTGCTTCACCATTTGAAATTGCTACTGCTGTACCTGAATCAGATACTACAGACAAGTCTGATGAATTAGCATAAAGTGTTCCAGCACCAACGGTCACGCCTGATGCATCCTTAGCAACTGCCTTTACAGTGGTTGCGTTTGAACCAACTGAAATAACAGACTTAACTGGAGTTGCCACGATTGTAGCGATGTCTCCGTAGAATGTTACAGTCTCTGTTGCAAGAACTGTGCCTGTAAGTGTTGTAATAGTGATTGTTCCAACTCCTGCTGTACCGTCAGCAAAAACACCAATGTAGTTGCCTGATGGTATTACAAGAGAACGACCTGCTGATCCAATTGTTGTAGCATTTGTGCCATAACCAACAAGACCTGAACCAGTTACTGTAGCAAGAAGTGATTCTGATGTTCCTCTACCTGCTGCATTTTTCTGTGAAAGAACAATTACCGCTGCTGCATCTGACGATGCTACCTTTGGAGCAAACACTGAATCATCTGCTGTAGCAGTAATTACTTCGCCTCTATTAAGGATTGAAGTTGTTGTTGATGCTGAAGGAGTTGTATCTCCTGCACCAACTGTTACTGTCCAAGTTACAGAGGGACCACTTGATGGGCGTGTTGTAAGAATTGTTGCAACATATGTTCCAGCAACTGTTGGAGCAGCCAAAGTAACTGTAAACTTTGCTGTTACATAACCTGCTGTGTTAATTGTTGAGTTAACATTTGCAGTCAAACTATCTCCTGCAATTACTACTGTTGCTGTATTTGTTTCAAGCAGTGTGAGTGTTGCAGACTTATTAGCCGTAGATGGCTGTGTAAACATAGCGGATAAAACTGTTGCTGTATCTGCTGATGTTTCTGAAATATATGACAATGAAACTACTGCTGTTGCAGTCTCACCTACGATAATTGAATCTGTAGCAGAATCAATTGTCAAGGTTGGTGCAATGACAGCAGCATTTGTCGGAAGTGCTGACATGACGCCAAAGGACATGGCTGCAGCGAGTCCTAGGGCAATTTTCTTAAATGAATTCATTATTCTCCTTGTTATTTTTATATTAAGTTAAGTTTATCTAGAAAGTCCTTAACATCGTTAGGCATTTCCCGATTATCCAATTCTACCATACGTTGCTGTTTTTCTGCAAGTCTTGTAGAAGAACTCCATGTGTGAATTTCTATCTCTGTATTATTAGTCTTTTGTGTATGGGATATTGCTCCAAATACCGCTCCACAAACCGCATCAGCCAAGTCTTTTGATTTTTTACGAGGGTGGTCTACCCTATTTCCCTTCATTATTTTTAACTCTGACATTTCTTCTAGTAAAATTGGAATCATTGGGATGGCAACACGCTCTTCATAAATCATCATAGCCAAATCTTCATAGTGTTTTTTAGCAACTGAAACAGTCTCTGTTTTAATTCCAACAGCCTGCAACTCATTTTGAATATCAAAAGATTGCCAACGGTCAAAAGAAACCATGCCGATATTAAAACCTTCTCTACGTAAATTAATAATCCACTGCTTTACTTCAGATAAATTGACTGGTCCCTCTGCTCTTGGCTCCCACCAGGCAACGGCATCAACAACAACAATTGGGGCTACCTGTTCATAATCTTTAATAACCTGAATGTTAACCCATTTATCAACATGTGCAATAGCAACAGCACACTTATCATGTTTTTGTGCAAGGTCAGCATGAATATAATATACTTTTTCTGGATCTGGTTTAAACGTTGCATCAAACCTTCTAAATTGATCCAATGGATTTCTAGTATTCATACATTTTTCTAATTTATCTTTTTGTTTAAAAAATGCATCTGATGCATAGGTTGGCATACACGCAAAGCGCATCATGGCATCACCAAGGTCTGTATAAAATGCTAGTTTAAAATCTTCTATCTTACGTGTTGGATTTACTTCCCACGTTGGTCTTTTAAATGCATATACCCTCGGAATTTTGTATGACAATATTGTGTCTTCTTCCCATGAAATTTCAAATTGATTGCCTGGATCATCATGTGGTAGGTCTTCATTCATAATAAATGTATGTGTACGTTCAATAGTTTCTTTTTCTGCTATTACTGATTCATATCTTTGAGAAATAAAGTCACCCTGATATCTTGGAAATGAAAGCAAAACAACTTTACCAAGATCAGGAAAACGAGAATCTACAGTACCACGAAATGCTTTATATATATTGTCAGCAGTCTTACCCTGTTCATTACCAGTATTAACCTCTGTTGCAAAACCAGAAATCTCATCAAGTACTGCCATAAGAAGGTTTAATCCCTCATGCGATTCTCTTTCTGAGTGACCAGAATAAACAGTAATTGCTTTATCAAACTCTACAGAATCTGCTTTAGCATTATATTTTCCAGCAAACCATGGTGATTTTTCAATCTTAGTTTTAAAACCTTTAAAGAAAACATTTTTAGCCTGTTGAGCGTTAACCGCAACGTTAATAATATCAATGGCATCTCCTGCAGGTTTGCCAAAATAGGTTGCTGGATCCTTAAGGCATAAAAGTTTATATACTACATATGCACATGCTACTGTAGATATAAAGTCTTTTCCAGATCCCTTGCCAAGTTGCAGAATAAGTTCATTCTTTGTATATTTATTAAAATGGTTTAGTCCTTCAGCCTGCCCCATCAATTCTATAAGATCTTCTTTACGATAGATTTGGCTCATAGCCTCTACTATTTCATATTGAATGTCGGAAAGTAGTGGCTGACCAAGATAGTCTGGTGATTGCACAAATGTTTTTACGTCAACTGGTTTTTCAATAAAATGATTTTCTTTTAATACTTCAAGGAAGTCATTGAACATCGTGGACAATTGTAATCACTTCGCCTTCTTTTGCAATAGATGAAAGCCTATGCATAATTAAATCACGAACCTCTGGATGTTCTGATGCAATGTCTCTAAGAATACCAACAAGAACTTCTTGACGACGCTCAATCTCAACCATCTCTTCTGCAAGTTCTTTATTCTCAAGAAGTCCAGCCTTTTGTAGCATTTCAATTCTAGACTTTTCAATGTCTACAACTAATTTAATTGCTTGTGTTTTTGCACTAAGATTATTTGTCATTGATGCCTCATCAATAACTTCATAAGATTTTGTAATTAATTTACTATAATGTGCATCTGCTCCAGCAAGTGCTTCTTTTGCACGAGCACGAATTGCTTCATTAGCGGAAGCCATGACTTTCCACTCATTAATTAATGCAACAACACGAGTTCTTGGCATGTCCAAGTCTTTAGAAATTTTTGTTGGATCTTGGCCCTTAAGATACTCTGCAACAACTTTGTTTACTTCATCAAGGTGTTGAATTAATTCTGTCTCAGTTGACATTTTTTTCCTTTGCTATTTTAAGCAAAACCAAATATCCAATAAGATCATCTATATCATTATCTCCAATATAGTCCGTACCCTTCATAAGTCTACTTAACTTATCATCAATTCTAACTCTAAGTTGTTCTACTGGATCTGATTTACTAAAAATTCTAACAGGATCTAAAGCAGAATCTCCATATGCAATGTTTTTATCAATAAGCATTTTTGCAATTCCATGACATGTTAGCCAAATATCTTTGCCCGAAGGTGCTCCTATAGAATGAAGATATAAATCTTCACAACTAAAATTTTTTACATCTTTAAATACTGGCTGCAAATTCATCGTCTAGATTTCCTTAATCCAAATTTTGCAAGGTATACGTAAATAGTTTCAACACTGGTTCCACATTCCTTGGCAATATCTTGCGGGGACTTTTTGTCCATAACAAACCTTTTACGGAGCCAAGCCTCACTTGTATATAGTTTACCAGCCATAAGATTATTTGTCAAACCTTTCATTAATATCATAATTAAACCTATCAGAATCCTCTAATATCCACTTATCTTGATTTTCTACATCATATTTTTTTTCATTAATTATTCTATCAATAACGTAATCTTTTTTAAGCGTAAAAGATGGCTCATAAACTCTTACTCTGTTGTTAGGCTGTATAGCAAAATTTCCATCATCCCGTTGTATAACGTGCCCACATTTATGATCTGCTGGGCTTTCTGAATAACCATCATCTAATACATTGGTATCAGGGTTATGCCAATCAAGAGTAAAAAGGTATGTTCCCTTAATAAAAGTTTTGGTTCTATCAATATAAGACATTCTAAGGTTAGTCAGATTTTCAAATTTAGTCACAGAAATGTGATGACTAAATGAATTCCATAATACTAGATTATGTAAATCAATTTCTGGAACACCTGGTTTTGTACAGAATGCAGATATAGGAAGTCTCCACCATAAACCCCCATCCTCCATCATAATATGGAATAGCGGACTTCTTGATTTGATGCTTGAAACACCGAATATAACACATTCAAAATATTTATCATGACTATCTTGATGATTTCTTAAATAGTTACCTCTTACATAACAATTTATTGGTGGTATGTTTGCATTTAACTCAGGCATTATTCCTCAATTCTCATTGCTTTGCTCCAATTATTAATAGCCCAATGGCCGATGCCACAAGCGTCAGCAACGTCATTATCGTTAATAATTTTATCATAGTTGATCTCAATTAATTTTATAGTCCTTTCTTTTCTAATTTGCCTTTCATATGTTTTATACCAAGACTCTGATTTTCCAGGGGTTTTTAGCCTAATCGCAACCTGCTCTTCTTTTGTTAATTTTTTATTTCCCAGATAATTTTGCCAAGTAATAGGGGCTACAGTTCCTATATTCTTTGTTCCAGTAAGTCCTGCTGCCCCTAGAAGTGCTCCCTGAACTAATGCTAGATCTGCAGCAGTCTTAGGGCTATTCATAAATACTGTGTGCTCAATTACAATTGCTTCAAATCCTCCACAATATTCAAAAAAGGCTTTTGTTTTAGCACAAGCATCCATAACTTTTTCGTAATTTGTTTTTCCTTCAAAATTAATTTTACCAATATTGCCTAAAACATTGTTATTAAAAATAGCAAAAGCAAGACTGTTTGTGCTTGCATCAATAGCACAAATTGTTTTTGGGCTACCATTGTTGTTCATAATCAATAAATCCTTTTATTTGTTTTAACATTTTGTCCACTTCTTTTTTATTTACATTGCAGTTAGAGCAAAATCCAGAATCATTGTATATAGACAACTGTTCTCCACAACCACCAAGGCAAAGTCTTTTCTTTCCTTTTCTTTTTTGTCTACGAGTTATTTGATACCTTTCGGCTATCTTTGCTTTTGTTGCTTCCTCTCTACAAGAGTTTCCGCAATAAATTTGATAACTTACTTTAGGCTTAAATGGGGTCTCGCATCTTTCACATAATCTCACATTAATTAACCTTCTTCATCCTTTAATAATACCAAAGGTTTAATTTTTATTGTCCCTGGCCCTGCTTCAGCGCAGGCTTTTTGAATTGGACATACTTTACAAATTTTTGAATTTGAGCGATATGGTATTTCTGGCAAATTTTGATCTTGCCAATTCTTATAAACCACTCTCATCCATTCAAAAGCCTGTTCTACCCAGTTGCGATAATGCTCATTTACTACTACAGGCAATGTAAGTAACTCGTGGTTATTTTTATTTTCATAAATCATAACGCCTTTACGAATCTTTAAAACTTTCATATACATTAACAATTGCATTAGGTGACCCATCTTAGGTCGTCTACTTATTTTTTTGTATTGAAATCCATCATTGGGCATTGTTTTTATTTCACCAACAAGTTTTTCACCTTTATAATTAAGCATTACATCGCCATATCCATCAAATGGTGGATCATCAGTTTTAACTCTAAACTCCATTGCTGGATGAGTTTGTTTATTATATTTTCTTGGAAGTGGATCAAACTCCATGTCTTCTACAAGCAATCCAGATGACGCTATTGCCTCTTGAATTCTTTCGTGCCCAAGACTTCCCTGTGTTCTATTTGCTACACCGAAAGCATCTGCATTGTCATAAAATATTTGACCTTCAAATGCTAAATGCCAATATCTTGGGCACTCTCCAGAACCGTAGGTTAAATTGGATGCAGAAAAATTACTTTTCTTTGTAAATTTTGGTTTTGTTTTAGCAAGATATCCAGAGTTAATTGCATCTACTAAGCCTTCAACAAAATTTTCGTCCTCTTCAGTATTTTGAACCTTACTTTTGGTATCTTTAATCATAATCTGTTTTAATAAATTTTTAGCCATTTTTTTATCCCTTGTTTATATTAAGTATAGCAGGTTAGCGCATTATGTATTTAAGCGCTGATACCAAATCGTTAATTGCTTGTGCTGCTGTAAAATATATATTTTTCTTTGCCCTATCTGATTTATCAACATTAGCCATCCAAGTTGCTTTAAATGACATTTTTGCAGCAATGGCTTGAAGCCTGACAATTTCAAGACTAGCAGCCTGAAGCGGAATATCTGGCTTTATGATAATTTTTGCAATCATAGTTAGAGCAACAGTTAACTCTTCGTCTTGCATATAGTCTGCAATCTCTGTCAAACCATTTACCATATCAAGCGTTGTTTTCTGCGATCCTATTTCACTCATTTATTTTTCTCCTCTGTTAATTGTTCCAGCATATCCATTTCAATTATAGCAAGCCTTACCTTTGAATTACCTTCTCCAAGTATTACCACAATTGCTGGAGACTTGTCTCTACCAGCCTGAATAGAATCAGTAACAATTTTTGCCCATACATCTTTGTTTAAAGTAAATGATTTTGTGGCTTCTTTAAAATCAACAACAAAATTTTTCCAAGTTGCATCACCTTTTTGAGTATTGCGACCTGAATTTTTATGTTGTTTGGCTCCTATTCTTTTTGATTCATTTTTTTCTGTCATTATTTTAACCATGCCCAAACATTGTTATAAACACTTAGTAAATTATTATTATTTATACTATTTTTAAAATTTAAAACAGGACTTTCCAAAACATCCCAACAATGTCCCGAAAATATTCCATTTGGTTTTAATTTTTTATACCATCCAGATAAATGTTTTATTGTTGTTTCATAATCTAAATTAATATCATAAAAAATTAAATCTAAAGAATTATCATCAAATGTTTGCAATGAAGCCATACAATCCATTTCTAATAGTTTGATTTTTTCTTTAATTCCACTAAACTCAATGTTATGTTTTGCAACAATTTTCATATAATCAATTTCTTTCTCTCCTATTGGAGCAGGGCCATTAATATTTTCATAAGGAATATATTGATCTATTGTGTATATTGTTTTAATATTTGAACATTTTTGAGCAATCAGACAGGAAGTTTGTGCTTGTCCAGTTCCAATTTCTACTATAACGGAATCTTTTGGCAAATATAGATTAATTAAATGAATTAAACTTTGTCCAAAAATCTCTGGACTATCAAAATTATAAAATTTAGTATCAATATTATTTATCATTTACATAATCCTTTTTCTTTTTTTTAGGGGGAATTAAATTAACTTTTGAAATATGTTTTTGCGAACACATCCAGGTAGCATCTCCAGTTTCTTGCCAATATCTTAAAGTTGTTACAATTTCTTGACATGTTTTACAAGGCCATTTGCCAGGATAGGTTGAAAATTTATATTCAGGCATTAACTATTTTAGCCTTAAGTTCTTCTTGTAAATTTAAATCTTCTTTAACACGATTAATAAATCCGTCACGACCTTGCACCTTAGTTCCGTCATCTAACTGATACCACGCCCCAGTTCTGTTTACCAAGCCCATTGATTCTGCAGTATCAACCAAATCTCCAATTGCATCAATACCAATGTTGTCACCTCTAAAATAAAAATCATATTCGCCAGATTGAAACCCTGGAGAAGTTTTAGAGAATTGAAGTTCCCAGCGAATCTTTCTACCAATCTTTTCTTCAATTAATTTATCACCAACTTTAATTTTTCCTTTAAGTGCTTGGTTGTCAGATTCCGAAGAAAATAATTTAATTACGCAAGAAGAATAAAACTTTGTTGCCTGGCCACCAGATGGTTGCTGACTTGTGTACATTGCATTAATATTATTTCTAGATTGAGAAATAAGAACAAGAAGTGTAGGCTTTATTTTATTGTTTGCATAATTAAGCATCTTCCAGGCATTACTAAAATCTCTAGACTCAGCGCCAATCTGCTTTGTATTTTCAAGTGCTTTCATTTCATCTGAATCTTTTTCAAAATATATGGCAGGAAGCATTGAAGTAATTGAATCAATCACAATAAGATCAACTCCAGCATTTATTAATCCCACACCAACGTCTACCATATCACTAATGGTACGTGCTTGTGAGTAAATTAACTTAGTAGGATCTACTCCTAATTGCCGTGCCCAATCCTCAGAATAAGACATCTCAGAATCAATCCATGCACAAACCTTGCCTTCTTTTTGTGCTAAAGAAATCATCTGCAAACACATTGACGACTTTGCTGAAGACTTGCTTCCCCAGATCAATACTTGTCTGCCATAGGGTAGTCCTCCGCCTAGTGCACGATTTAATCCAAAACTTGGAGTTGGTTGATATTCAAAATTAACTCCTTCTCCAGTTCCAAGTCGCTTTCTAATTCTTGGGTCTAACTGAGACAATACATCTTCTACACTAACCGACATTTACATCCTCCATTATAACGGTTCCATCTTTGGTTTTACCAAAACTAAATTTATACGCATTGCCTTCTTGAACATGCATGTAGGCTTTTGGAAATGCTGTTGGAAATACTGTAACAGAGTGTAAGTCTCGTGCAGTATCTGCTAATGTAAGTGAAGCCATTTTTTTTCCAGCCTTTGTAATTCTTGGTTTAAAAGAAACAACAAACATTTCGTCTTCTTTGTAAGGAAGTTGCTTATAACTTAAAAATTTAATTAACGCATTTGAAGATTCTTTTATTTCATCTACAGGAATTGCAGAAACAATCCTATTATCGCTAGCAAGAATTAAGTAGGTGCGACCTGTTTCAATAGTAGTTGATTCTTCATCAAATATACCAACAGATCCTGTCTTGTCAAGAACTTCAACTCGTGACCATCCAGTTCCTCTTTTAATTGCTTTAACCATTCCCATTAATATAAAAGAACCTTTTTCTTCAAAGTCCTCTACGTCATTAATAAATGCATAATAGTGGGATGGAATTGTAATATTAAACTCTGGAAGATTTAGATAGTCATATAGATTTTCCTTAATCTCATCATCATTCCTTGGATTATCTGGAAATGTAGCAGCACCAATTGACCTTAATGCTTGTAGTGCACGAGAGTTTACTCCATTTCCTTTAGTAAAAGTAAATTCCTCAAGTTCTTTATAAGATTTAAATGGTCTTGCTGCAATGTACCTTTCTGCAATTGTGTCAGATATGTACTTAATAGCACTCAACCCAAAACGAATACCCTTACCTTCAATCTTAAAATCTGTATCTGAATCATTAATATGAGGTAGTTTAATTGAAATGCCCATACGTTTTGCCTCAATTAGATATTCAGTTCTACCG